AATTTAATGAAGGGAGAAAAAATGGCGTATAAAGGCATAGAATACTTAAAAATTAAGCTTTCAAATCGTCGTCATCGCGTCGAATTGCGCTATGACTATTATGAAATGAAGAATCGAATGAAAGATTTTGAAATTACCATGCCAAAAGAGTATCGATGGCTCAAGGAAACACTTGGGTGGTGTGGAAAATCAGTTGATGCGATTGCAGATCGTATCGTGTTCAAGGAATTCAAGGATGATAATTTTAATTTCAACGAAATCTATAACATGAACAACAAGGATGTTTTGATTGATAGCGCTGTTTTAGGCGCGTTAATCAGTTCTTGTTGTTTTATTTATATTTCTCCTGGTGTAGATGGCTACCCTCGAATGCGTGTTATCGACGGCAGACGTGCCACAGGCATTATTGACCCAATTACAAATTTGTTGATAGAAGGGTATGCGATTCTTGAAGTCGATGAAAAGGAAATGCCAACGATTGAGGCCTATTTCACAAAAGAAGAAACAGTCATTTATAGGAAAGGGGCGACGAAACCCGAAATTTACAAAAATCCAGCTCCTTACCCTTTGCTGGTGCCGGTAATTTATCGACCGGATGCTAAAAGACCGTTTGGACATTCACGGATATCAAGAGCTTGTATGTCAATCATGCAAGGCGCGTTAAGAACTTTGAAGAGAGCAGAAGTAAGTGCGGAATTTTATTCATTTCCACAGAAGTATGTAACTGGCTTAGATCCAGATGCCGAAGAAATGAATAAGTGGAGAGCTACCATTTCTACTTTTTTATCGTTTACGAAAGATAGCGAGGGACAAGCACCAACATTAGGTCAATTTACGCAACAGTCCATGACACCATATATCGATCAGATTCGTATGTTAGCTTCATTGTTTGCAGGAGAATCAGGCCTTACTACGGATGATCTTGGCTTTGTATCTGATAATCCGTCAAGTAGCGAATCTATCAAAGCATCACACGAGAATCTTAGATTGGTGACTCGTAAAGCCCAAAGGAATTTCAGTGTAGGGTTGATCAATACAGGATATTTGGCTGCATGTGTACGTGATAATTTTCCATATGTACGGAATCAGATCTATAAGACATCTGTAACATATGAACCTATATTTGAGCCTGATATGAGTACCTTATCATTGATCGGTGATGGCGCAATTAAGATCAATCAAGCCGTACCCGGCTATTTTGGAAAGAACAGTTTGAGAGAAATTACAGGAATCGAACCTGATTCCGATGTACAAACATCACAACCGAGTGAAAATACGTATGTTAAATCAAATGAGGAAAAACAAGGAACGCAGAAAAAACCAACGATGTATGAAATTACAAGCTTGATATCAAAGTATAAGAGAGGAAGCATTACCTATAACAACGCTTTAAATATGCTTAAATATATCGGAGTAGATGAGAATGAAGCCAAGGCATTGATTGATGAAGAATCAAATGCATAGGAATGAGGAGGCGTTAAATCATGGAGGATATAGCACCTCAATTACTCAAATCAATACAAAATGATTTCAACAAGCAATATCTAGCATCCAGCAAGATACAAAAGCTGGAAAAGTTAATCGATGCAGGGAAAGCATCTTACCAAGATGCACATAAATATGCAATTGAATTGGGTAATATCCAATCACAGGTATATAAGAAGTGTATCCAGTCGAGCAGTCTGCCAAACGGTCGGATGTATTACAATATCGGTCAAAAGGTATTGGATCCTACTCTATCTGATCTTTATAACCGTGTTGCTGAAGAATCTGCCAAAGTAGAAAAAGTATTGAATGAGAACGCAAATATAGGTTTGGAAGCAGTTAGGCCTGATGTCAATCAAAGTCGCATCGATGGTCTGATACAGAAATGTGCTGATGCAGAAGCATATGATGATGTATCTTGGTGTCTAGATGACCCGGTTATAAATTTTGCTCAAAGTGCAGTTGATGATACGATACGTGCCAATGCTGATTTCCATTTTAAGGCAGGGCTTGATCCGGTAATCAAACGAATACCGGAACATGGAGCGTGCCTATGGTGTCAAAATATTGCTGGTATATATCGCTATCCAAAAGATACGCCACATGATGTATTCAGACGTCATGAAAATTGTCGTTGCATGGTTCTTTATGACCCGAAAGATGGAAAGCATAGAGTGCAGGATGCGCATACAAAAAGGTGGATCATAGGCGATGATGAAAAAAACAACATGCTTGATTTCAGTGTTGCAAAGACCGATAATATGAGTAAAACAAGGAAAGCCCTATTGGCAAATAATGTTGAAATCAATAAACCAAAAAAATTAAATGAGCCTCTAACAGAGGATGAAATCATAAAAAAGATAGCTGGTGGGGATAAAACAAAAGGGTCATGTTCATCTGCCGCATTTGCATATATTGCGAATAAAGGTGGTCTAGACGTGCGGGATTTTAGAGGCGGAGATAGTTTGGAAATATTTTCGTTAAATGAATATATTAAAGATATAGCTAATTTAAAAGGTGTAAAGAGCACAATAATAAACGGCCATAATGATTTTAAATCCGCAGAAGAATTATTAAAGAAAATAAATCCAGGTAAAGAATATTATTTTGCGGTTGGAAGACACGCCGCAATGGTAAGAAAAGAAAATGGCATATTACAGTACTTGGAATTGCAATCACCAGAGACTCCTAAAACTGGACCAAATGGGTGGATAAACTTTGTTGATGAAAATGAGAAAAATGAGCTAATAAAAAAATATGGTATTACTGAAAAAAGAGCGTATGGCGTTTTAATGGATGAGAAGTTATCAAATAGATTTAAATGTCAAAAAACAGTAAAAGTACTTGGAAAAACTGCTGATGTAGATCGTTTTCTTATAGAAGCCGATACATTAAAAAGTAATGATGAATTCATAAATTTAATTAGTTTTATCAATACGAACATTGAAAAACAAATGAAAGGAGTAGATGGGGATGTACTATAGTCGGGAAGAGGCTGAAAAAGAATATGGCCAGTTATCTGATTTTTACAAAAATGATCCAAAAAGCAAAATATGGGAAGCTGGAGCCATAGGGAGAATTGGCCCTACATTCTTTTCTTTCGACAAGAAAAAAATCTATCAATTTTGGGAAGACTTTCCATGGAACTTGACCGATGAAGAGATTTATATTTTTACGGAAGAAGATCCTACAATGGCGGCACTACGAGGTTGTGAAATCGTTGATGGAAAACTTATAAACCATAATTTGGAGGGCCAAAATGGCAAAAGATGATTATGACGTTATTTTGTATCGGCTATTAGTATATCTGTATGCTTGCATGAAATGTAAAATAATTTATAAAGAATCTTCATTTAATGAAGCCGTTAGGAAGAATGTTGATAATGATCAATACTTTTATAAAATTATTGAAATGGCACAGGATGAAGGATATGTGAAAAATGCTAATTTTACAAAAACATGGGGTAACGATAAAATTCCATTATTTGAAATGAATGAAATCGAAATAACTGCAAGTGGAATAAGGTATATAAAAGAGAATGGTCGTATGTTGAAAATAGCAGATGGCTTAAAAAGTACCGGTGATACGATTGCTAAACTAGCATCTATTATTGGTGTTCTATAGAAAATAAGTATCGCATTGGCGGTACTTTTTCTTTTGGAGGTGGTGAATTATGATTGTGAGAAGCAAAGTAACAGACTAGAAAAGGAGGTATTTAAATGCCAAGATACGGCAGACAAACTCCTACTTCTTCTGTTACGTTGCCATATAAGAAAACCAAAGGGAACGAAGCTATAGAATTGTACAATTCAACATCTAGAACTGCTAGGCCGTGGCAAGAGCTGCTCATTTATGACATCATGAGCGTTGATGATGAAGGGCAATGGGTACATATGAAATTTGGCTACGAGGTTCCAAGACGAAATGGAAAAGGAGAGATACTTGCCATCCGTGAATTACAGGGCCTCATAGATGGAGAACGTATCATGCACACAGCTCATCGTACGCCTACATCTCATAGCGCATGGGAACGGTTGTGTACGCTATTGGATGAATGTGGTATTGAATATAAATCAACAAAACAGATGGGCTTGGAAACCATCAGGCTAGAAGATGGCGGACAATGCAATTTTCGTACGCGATCAAGTAAAGGTGGACTCGGTGAAGGATATGATCTGCTTATTGTCGATGAAGCGCAAGAATATACCATTGATCAAGAGAGTGCATTGCAGTATATCGTTACAGATAGTGAAAATCCACAGACTATATTCTGTGGGACACCACCAACAGCGGTTTCAAGCGGTACCGTATTCATGAAAATGCGCGATCAGGTATTGCAGGGTAATTCCCAATACTCTGGATGGGCGGAATGGTCTGTTGAAGAGAAAAGCGATGTGAATGATGTAGATCTATGGTATGAAACCAATCCATCATTAGGGTATCAATTGAAGGAACGGTCAATTGTTTCTGAGGATAAAACAGACGAGATTGATTTCAATATCCAGCGTCTTGGTTTATGGCTAAGATACAATCAGAAAAGTGCTATCAGTGAAAATGAGTGGAATGCATTGTTGGTCGACACTTTACCAAAATTGAAGGGCAAGCTATCTGTAGGTATCAAATATGGCCACGATAGTACCAACGTGGCTATGTCAATTGCTGTCAAAACTACTAGCAATAAGATATTTGCCGAAAGTATTGATTGCCGTCCGGTAAGAGCTGGAAACGAGTGGATCATTAATTTCTTATCACATGCCGATATATCTAATATCGTAATTGATGGTGCCAATGGGCAGAAAATACTTGTTGATGAAATGAAAAAAAATGGAATAAAGAAGAAGCCAATACTGCCAACAGTAAAAGACATTATCGTTGCTAATTCTTCATTTGAACAGCATGTATTCCAAAAATCAGTCATACATAAAGATCAACCATCATTATCACAGGTAATTACAAATTGTGAAAAAAGAGCAATTGGTTCGAATGGCGGTTTTGGCTATCGCTCACAGAAGCCGGAAGCAGAAATTGCCTTGATGGATTCTGTGATTTTGGCCATCTGGGCTTGTGGTAACGCGAAAGAAAGAAGAAAACAAAAAATCAGATATTGAATCAGTCACTTGGTAAAAGTGGCTTTTTTAATATATTTACGCAACTATGCGGAAAAATAGGAGGATAAAAATGAGTTTTACACCAATTACAACACAAGAAGAGTTTGATGAACGCATCAAGGACCGTTTGGAAAGACAATCAAAGAAATATGAAGGCTATACATCACCTGAAGAATTAGAAAAACTTAAAGCGGAATATGAAGCAAAATCAAACGAAAAGAATTACAAGGGTTACACTTCACCCGATGATCTTGAGAAGATCAAAGAAGGATATCAGAAAAAGATTGATGAATTGAAAACGTCCAATCAGGAACTGAATGCATCGAACGCAAAATATAAATTAGGCACATTGAAAAATGACATTGCCTATGAGTTTGGGATCCCGCATGAGATGGCAAGCCGATTGGTTGGAGAAAATGAAAATGATATCAGAAAAGATGCTGAATCACTATCAAAGTTCATCACATCAACAAACGTTCAGCCATTAGGCACGAACGAAACACCAGTAAGCATTGAAAACAGTAACCATGATGCTTATAAACGTTTATTAGACGGTATGGAAGGAGAATAAAAATAATGTCAACAGAATTATCAAAAGGAAACTTATTTGACCCAGTATTGGTAACGGACCTGATCAACAAAGTAAAAGGAAAATCATCTTTGGCCGTATTATCGGCACAGCAACCTATCCCATTCAACGGGCAAAAAGAATTTACATTTACGATGGATTCGGAAATTGATATCGTAGCCGAGAATGGAAAGAAAACACATGGAGGTATCTCTTTAGCGCCACAGACGATCGTACCAATCAAATTTGAGTATGGCGCACGTATTTCCGATGAATTCATGTATGCAACGGATGAGGAAAAGATCGATATCCTCGCCGCGTTCAATGATGGCTTTTCCAAGAAGGTAGCTAGAGGTTTGGATATTGCCGCTTTCCATGGATTGAATCCACGTACGAAAGAAGCATCTGCTGTAATCGGAGACAACAACTTCGACTCCAAGGTCACACAGAAAGTTGTATTTGCAGATGCTACACCTGATGACAACCTGGATGCCGCTATTGCCTTGGTAGATGCATCGGAAAACGATGTTACCGGTATGGCATTTTCTAAAGCATTTGGCTCTGCCATGGCCAAGGTGAAAGTCAATGGTGTTGTTCAATATCCAGAGTTCCGATTCGGCGGTGCACCAACGGCATTTGCAGGTAAAAGTGTTGATCTCAACAACACATTGGAATTCAATGCGAATAAGGACCGTGCTATTGTCGGTGATTTTACAAATATGTTCAAATGGGGATTTTCAAAACAGATTCCATTAGAGATCATTCAATACGGTGACCCTGACAATTCGGGACGAGACTTGAAAGGATATAACCAGGTATATTTGCGTTCTGAAGTTTATCTTGGATGGGGCATCTTAGATCCTAATGCGTTTGCACGTATCGAGGCCAGTGAATAATGGCGGTATACGTCAATAAAGAAAACGGCGCTAAGATCGTCACCGGCTCTATTGTGATCGCGCCAAATTGGGATAAAGTCGAAGAGGCAAAAGAGAAGAAAACCGAAAGCACGAAAACGGAATAGGAGGCAAACAGAATGGATTATGCGACAGTACAGGATGTAATTGATCTATGGAAGCCGTTGTCTGAATCTGAGAAAGAAAAAGTGGAGTCGATGATCCCCCTTGTATGTTCAAGTTTACGTGTTGAAGCAAATAAGGTAAATAAAGATCTTGATGTAATGATTCAAGATGATGAGGACCTGGCCAATGTTGCCAGGTCTGTTGTAATTGATATCATCTCACGTACTATCAAGGCCGAAGATAGCAACCCTTTATTGTCACAGGAAAGTCAGTCCGCACTAGGTTATACATGGAGCGGAACATATGCAAATACTGGAGGTGGCCTGTCTATCCTTAACAAAGACCTGAAAAGGCTTGGCCTAAAACGTCAGAGATATGGAGTAATCGATTTCTATGACACAAGCAACTAAGATCAAAGGCATTACAGTTACCTTGATCAAAAATCAAAAGACGGGTGAAGATTCATTTGGCGCGCCTATCTACTCAACGGAAAGAATAGAGGTACCAAATGTATTGGTTTCGCCATCGTCCAGTGATGATATCGTAAACGCTACAAGCCTGTATAGCAAAAAGGCCGTATATACGCTTGGCATTCCAAAAGGAGATACCAATGATTGGGAAGATACAATCGTTGAATTTTTTGACCATAAATGGCGCACGTTTGGATTTGTTCAAATGGGCATTGAAGAATTGATTCCGTTGGATTGGAACAAGAAAGTGATGGTTGAAAGATATGGCTAAAGTCAAATTTGAATTAAATCGTGAAGGTGTATTTGAATTGCTTAATAATGCAGAGACTAAGTCAATGATTGATGGATTGGGGCAAAAAGTGCTCAATTCCGTTCCACAGGAAAAAGGGTATTCATTGGAAACAGGCAATACCACGCAACGTTGTTTTGCACGTGTTCAGGCAGATACGTATGAAGCTGGCTTCTATAATAAGAAGACCAATTGCTTAGTCAAAGCGCTAGGAAGTGCAAAGTTATGATAGAAGAGACCGTATTGAAATGGCTCAAAAAGAATCTTGATGTACCCGTATATATGGAAGAACCGGCAGAAAAGCCGGATACTTTTGTATTGATTGAGAAGACCGGGTCAAACCGTGACAATTGGATCAATCATGCAACGATTGCAGTTCAAAGTTATGCAATATCCATGTACAAAGCGGCCAAATTAAATGAATCAGTCAAGAAGTCTTTAGACCAAATTGTACAATTAGATGAAGTCGGTGCATCCACATTAAATTCGGATTACAACTTTACTGATGAAACAGCGAAAAGATATAGATACCAGTGTGTCTATGATCTTACTTATTAGGAAGGAAATGATTTATGGCAACAAATACAGATGCAAATAATGCAAATAACGTCACATACGGAAAACCTAAAGTTGGCGGATCCGTTTTCGTGGCGCCAACAGGAACGACATTACCAACAGATGCAACAACAGTATTAGACCCCGCATTCAAAAATGCAGGATATTGTGGAGATGATGGGTTAGAAAACGAATATAAGATTGATACGGACAATGTAAAAGCTTGGGGCGGTGATGTTGTTTTAGTGGCTGATAAAGGCCGTGAAGATAAATTCTCTTTTACATTAATCGAATCTTTAAAACCTGAAGCTTTAAAGATGGTTTTTGGCGATAGCAATGTAACTGGTGACATATCAACAGGTATCAATGTTGATATTAGCGCATATGATTTAACGCCACATGCGTATGTTTTTGAATTGATTGCTAAAGGCGGCATCTTGCATCGTATCGTAGTCCCAAATGCTACATTGTCTGATCTAGATAAGATCACTTACAAGGATAATGATGCCGTCGGATTCGGAATCACTTTAACAGCAGCAGCGGATAAGAATGCAAAAACACATTACGAATACTATTCTAAGGGGGCTTAAATAAATGGCATCTAAGAATTCTAAAATTATTACGGTTACATTAGATGATGGGTTTGAGTTGCATATCAATAAGAAACGCACAAATAACATGCTATTGATGGACGCTCTGCGTGAGGCTGAAAAAGATTATTACGCAGTGTCTGATGTTTGTACTTTGTTATTAGGTGCAGAGCAAAAGAAAAGATTGTATGATCATCTGATGGATGAAGATGGCATCGTTGATGCTGATGAAGTTGTGAAAGCAATAGGGAAAATATTTGAGTCCGACGAACTAAAAAACTAGCGGCCCTGGCCGGTATGCTGGAAATTGATGAATCTGCACTTATTTGCGATCTTGCAGAAACATATCATATCTACAATTATCGGGATTATGATGCGGATTATATCGCTATTCTAGCTACAGGTTTAGGGCCAAATTCACGTATATTAAAAAAAATAACTGGTGTTGATGTCGATACAACAGATTTATTGCTTGCACGTATTTTTGATCAGTTAAATATGCTGATCTGGATGAATACGGAAGACGGTCAAAACAACAAGAATCAACCTGACTCATTAGCCGATATGATCATTGGCAATAATAACGATGATAAAAATATCATTGCTTTTGATACAGTTGAGCAATACGAAATCGAACGCCAAAAGATATTGAAAGGGGTGGCATAGTCAATGGCAAGTGGAACGACATTAGGCAAGGCATATGTACAGATCATGCCATCTGCAGAAGGTATTTCCAACCGGATTCGCAATGTGCTAGGAGATCCAGTTAGCGCAGAAGGCGACAATGCCGGACGAGCTTTTGGAGGAAAGTTTGCGACTGTCGCTAAAGCCGTGATCGGTGGGGCGGCTATTGGCAAGTTTCTAAAAGATTCTATAACAGCTGGTGCAAATCTAGAGCAATCAGTTGGCGGTGTGGAAACGTTATTTAAAAAGTCGGCAAGTCGAGTAAAGGACTATGCAAGACAATCATTCCAAACCACTCAATTGAGCGCCAATCAATATATGGAAACGGTAACATCTTTTAGCGCATCAATGCTTCAGTCGCTTGGCGGTGATACCAAAAAAGCGGCTCAGATGTCGAATCGTGCTGTTATTGATATGGCCGATAACGCAAATAAAATGGGTACCAATATGCAGGATATCCAGAATGCGTATCAAGGATTTGCCAAACAAAACTATATGATGCTGGACAACCTTAAATTAGGCTATGGCGGGACAAAAGGAGAGATGCAAAGGCTGATTTCCGATGCATCAAAAATGACAAAAGAGCAGAAAGACCTGAACCTTACCGTAAAAGATGGTGACTTAAGCTTTTCTAATATCGTATCCGCTATCAGTGTCATGCAGAAGCATTTAGGCATTGCTGGAACATCGGCGAAGGAAGCTAAAACAACAATTAGTGGATCATTCAATATGATGAAAGCATCAGCACAAGATTTTATGGCATCGCTTACTGGTGTCAAAGACGGCGAAGGTAATGCTGTGCTGTCCATGCAGAAATCGATGCAAAATCTGATCATGTCAGCAGGCACTTTTTTAGGAAATTTAGGGCCTGTTGTTAGCAATATGATGGTTGCCATTCCTCAGGCTATCTATAGCGTACTTATGACACAAGGCCCGAAATTTACCGACTCTGCTGTGGAGATGATGAACAATCTGGCAAAAGGTCTGCCAAAAGGATTGCCAAAATTAATGGCTCAGATACTGCCGATGATCAGCAAGCTAGTGGCCAACATACGGCAAAACTCAGGAAAACTGGTCGATGCCGGATTGAAATTAGCGGTTGCGCTTGCTCAAGGTCTTATAAATTCGATACCTGTGTTGATACAGTATGTGCCACAGATAGTGATTGACATTTGCGGTATCATCAACGACAACATGCCAAAAATATTGCTAACAGGTGGGAAGATAATTCTGATGCTTGTCCAAGGCATCATCACAAATATTCCAAATTTGATTGCGAATTCAGGGAAAATAGTAGAAGCTATTTTCAGTGTCATAACCGCGGCAGGATGGGTCAATCTAGGTGCCAATATTGTAAAATTTTTAGGTTCCGGATTAAGATCATTAGCATCTTTGCCAGGTAATATCATGCGCAATATTGTTTCGAATATCAAAGAAACAATTGATCTTGGCGCTAACTGGCGTTTTATTGGTCGCGATATTGTGCGCGGTATTGCAAGTGGAATCAAAGGTTCTGCAAGCGAGATATGGCAGGCATTGAAAGCTATCTGCAAAGCGGCAATAGGAAATGTCAAAAAGTTCTTTGGAATCAAGTCACCTTCAAAGTTAATGGCAGACGAAGTTGGTAAATATCTGCCTTCTGGAATTGGTGTTGGTGTGACTGCCAATACTGGACCATTGAATCAAGCAATTGATGATATGACTAAGCAAGCTACTATTAGAGCCACAAACGGTATCAATGCGATACATGTTGATCCAACCGTTAATCCAACGGAAAATGGCGGTGTATCGGCGATTACAGGGCAGTTGGCAATCATAATCAATATCATGAATGCAATTCTTAACAAAAATACAGATGTCAAACTTAATGGTCGAACGCTGATCGAATTCATGCGTGATCAATCCACACAAAGCGTTGTTAATTACAACATGCTGAAAGGAGTGTAGATAAATGAGAAAAATTTATGATGCATTCCATTTGGTCATAAACGGCGAAAGCTCTACTCGATACGCACCGTTGATAGTTCCAGGAGATGCGAACGCACCACAGCCAAAGTACTATGAGTATGATGAAGTAATCGGAAAAGATGGCCGTGATAGAGTATTTGAGAATGTATACAAAGAATATACAGACCCATACTCTTTTTATTTTTTAGAGGAAGAAAAGGGACAATGGGGGAATCAGTGGGCACTACTGAAGCAGTGGCTATATAGCTTTAACGTCAATGATCAAAAGATAGTTTTTCAGGAATCGACAAGCTTAGAATGGTTTAAATATCTGTCAAAGGTTGAGATTGAATCAGCAGACAGAAGTGTCAAAAAGGTAGGCATCGCGAAAGTTAATTTTACATTTGCACCGTATGAATATGCGATTGGCGGTTTATATCCATATACGCTTGCGGAAATCGAATATAATTCATGGTATCGATGTGAGCCGATGTATATATTGACAAATAGCAATACTGAAAAGAGAAATGTGATGATATCTATATCAAACGATAGTGGATCATATGATGTTTCGTTTGAACTGCCTGGCATGTCTAAAGCAAACGTTAGCGTAAGAGACGCCATTATTCGATGTTACAAGAATGATGGATCAATACAAGTATTGTCTTACGTCGGCAATTTGAAGAACCTGGTCATGGAGCATGGTGTAAACAATATTCGCACAACAGACGGTATTAATATTTCGGTTATTCCTAATTGGAGGCGCTTATGATCAAAATTTTTGATAGTAAAGCATTTGATTACAAGGCCAACAAGCTCAAAGAAACCCCTGGAGAGGTCATAGAGCCATCCGTTTGTACATTGACAGAAGGTATCAATACACTATGGAATCTTCACATGGAGATTCCTTTTTCTGTTAATAATAATCGCATCATTAAGGAAGATGTTCTAATTGGTGTTGAGTATAATCCACGTGAAAATGCGCCGGATGCGGATGCTTTTGCAGATATGCAGGTGTTTCGGGTAATGAAATGCGAAAAGACGGAATATCTGATCACTTGCGAAGCATATCCAATATTCTATGATTCAAGATGCATACGATGTTCTGAAGTTTCCTACAAAAATAAAACCGGTAAAGAAGCTTTGAAAGAAATTGTTGAAGCACCTGTAAGGGTATATGGGACAAAGGACTATATATCATCCGAGTTAAAAGCGTGGTCAAATATTGACACTGTTGCATCAACAGCATGGAGTTATATTACTTATTTTGATGCATTATTTGGTGATAGCGATACTTCCTTTGTTAACGTGTGGAATGCTGAAATCATCTTTAATAACTATGAGATAAGAGCATATAAAACACTGGATACAAAATCAAAAGAAAATAGGATACGCATCCAAACGGGTGTAAATATGACAGGAATCAAATATACCGTTGACCTGTCTAACACGTATAAACAGGTGCAACCAAAAGGATACGGCGATAGAGACGGCAATGCCTTTGGCAACCGATTGGCTAAAAAAATAGATGGCGTTTGGTATCAAGACGTTGTTAAGACGCCAAACAATTTTCCCTATTCGTTAAAAAACACCTATGAAGTTGAATACTCTGACATCAAGCTCAAAGAGGATGCGTCCACAAATGAAAGTGCTGGCACGATCATATGTGATACACGAGAACAATTTTATGATGAATTGCGTAAACGGGCTCTAAAGGAATTCACGGTCAATCATATTGATATGCCTACAATTACATATGACATCGATTTGATTGACATTTCTTCACTGCCTGAATACGCAGATATCAAGCCATTGGTTTCACTAAACCTGGGCGATTCGGTCGATGTATATAATGACGTACTTGGAATACAGACAACAGCAAGGGTCATTGAAAGGACCGTTGATTTTACAAATCGATTGGTTACGAATATAAAGCTTGGTGATTATCAGGAAAACTTTTTCAAAAGTGCAGCTAAAACGCAGAGAACTGTGTCAAATGTTACGGACAGCAGGACCAATACGATAAGAGGCAAGGCTATTACTGGTGTTGTTGATGGATTCAATTCACAGAATGTCGCATCTAAGACAACAGCCAATCAAGGCGATGTGCAGTCTATAAAAGTAGAGAATAAGACCAATGATGGAACCTGGGGTGCAATGGCATTAGGTACCAAAGGTCTAGAGGTCACTAGAAAACAAGTTGGTTCAGAATGGGACTGGTCAAATTCCGTGATACTTGACTTTATAGGACAATTTTACGGTGGTATCGAATCAACTAAGAATGCACATTGGAAAATGGGGAATGTAGAAGTCGTGATCAATGACGGAAATATTTATGCGAAATATGGTGATAATGAGGTTATCATAAATGGCAATGGTGTGTTTGTACAAAATAGCACATCAAGATATGTATCAGTTACGGAAAGTACCGTGGTCATGAACAACGGTGGTGAGCAGTTGCGTTTGGATGGTGCTGGACTTGTATCTATCCATGGTGGTTCCGGAGCCAGAGGCTTGAATGGTACCTATAAAGTTGATGAATCGATATCTGTAGTCAATGGTGTGGTCACGGGTGTCACATAATGGCAAAAAATTTTGAAGACTTTGTCAGCAAATACAATGGCACTTGGAACGATGTAGACGGCGCATATGGCGCACAGTGTGTAGATGGCTTTAACGTATATGTCATGTGGGGAGGACATTCCAGGATATCAGGAAATGCCTGGGATATTGGATCCGGGTGGCAATCAAACGGGCTATCATCATATTGCAAAAATGTGACTGGCCAGCAATACAAGAACGGCGATATCTGTTTCTGGGATGGCACCCAATTTGCGGGTAATCCCTACGGTCATGTATCCATGTACTATAACGGTCAATACTTTGGTCAGAATCAAGGTGACGGTGCTAATGGTACGACGGGGAAAGCATTTAATATCATGAACCTTGTATCACCAAAGCTTGTACTAAGGCCTAATTTTGTTGGCAAGCCAGATATCTATATCACATGCGTTAACGGTATTATCACAAAGCTCGTCGTTAAATAACGAAAGGAGGTATGCAGATGTATAGAATTAATTTATCAAATCATGAAGAGAACATAACGATTCCATTAATGCAGTACGATTCTAATTACGAGGTCCGTATTGCAGTCGAAGAAAATCTAAAATACAAAACCGTATATGTCGATGTCGAAACATCTCTTGGCAATGTTTTGCACTGCCCGGCGGATACCATTGATGATCGTATCGTGCGCTTTTGGGTCGATACACAAATCAGTTGGAAAGCTGGAAAGTACAAGGCACAGATCATCGTATATAACCAGGATGATTTGACTAAAGTCGTAAGTTACTATCCTGTTATTCTGGAAATTTCACCATCTGTTAAGACCCATTACGATGACCCATATGAGACGGCCAAAGCCGAAGTTGATAAGCTGATCAATGAGGGTTACAAATGGGCGGAATCATGGGCCCATGGTGAAACCGGAAAAAGAGATGGCGAAAATACGGATAACGCCAAATATTGGTCAACCATCTCAAACTCATGGGCAAAAGGTGGTACAGGAAGAAGAGCTGGAGAAGATACAGATAACGCGAAGTATTATTCGGAAATCGCAAAATCGGAATATAAGAAGATTGAAGATACGACGGAGGCAAAATTATCCGCACGCATCTCTGCGTTAGAAACAGGAAAAGAAACAGAATCTATTGTCATTGGTACGATTGATCATGAGATGAACTGTTATCCAACGGTTGACTTATACTTGTTTGACGGAGGTGCCGGATGCAGTTCAGTTGAAAATGTTACATGCGGTGGTACATCTCTTGTACATGTCATGTGCTCATACGAGCACACGGATATGAACCATACAAAAGTAAGTGCAAGCTCAAAAGTTCTTGTCGATAGCAATGGGGTTGGCTTGACAGTTGACCAAATCAACAAAGTAAGAGACGGACAGTATGCAATCGTTTTTAAGGATAGTGTAAGGACGGGGGCACTGATACTAAGATGACAAATAAGATCATAATGGTGCGTGGTGATACACAAAACATCGATGTATTGATCACGAATGAAGATGGCACGAATCATCTTGTTACCGAAAAAGAAACATGTCTTTTTACGGTAAAAAAATCATATGCAGATGAAAGAATATTGATTGAAAAAGACGTTAAATCAAATGGAACGGTCAATACATTTAAACTTGATCCAATTGATACAAGTAGTATGGATCTTGGCGGATACTGCTATGATGTGCAATTAACTTTGGAAAATGGCGATGTATATACCGTTGTTCCATGTGATGAATTTATATTGACCCCGGAGGTGACATGGCAATGATGATAAGCGGAGAAATTAAAAGAATTCAGATTAACGGAACACTGAAAAAGGAGGATAAATAATGGCAGTAAATCTTGATGATTACAAGCTCGTAAAAGGCGAGCCGGACTGGCATGAGAAAATCAATAAATTTATCGAAGATTTTGGTACAGCTCTAAACAACGTAAGTGATATTTCGGATTGGCAACAAGCTGTAATGTCTGGTAATACGAAAGTAGTTGTGAAAGGAGATAGCGAATGATCAATACAAAATCAGAAAGTACAAGCTACAAATTAGTGGAGCAAGGTGACATCAAAGAAACCGTACTTGGGTCGAGCGAAAAAACCTCATATACACATGATATTACGTGCGTTGAGGACCCAACCACTTTTGATTATATTGTAATTTATATGAATGCTCCAGGCGGTGATAGAAATGTTATGTGCATTGCTAAGTATTACAATGGCAAGTGGTATCATCTGTCTACGTCAACAGTTAATCGCACGATTTCGCTTTTGATTACAACTAATGGAACATCAATGCATATAGAAGTTGCCGAGTGGATTAATTCTTCTAATAACAATGGCGTAAAAATCGATGGTGTAGTTGGCGTAAATCGGGGGGGTCATTAACTCTTAGTGATCTTGTAGAAATCGTCAAAAAGGCGGTGGTATCATGCTAAACGTAAAATCGGAATCTACTACATATAAACTTATTACAGATGCAGATATGTCATACAGTGCCACAGAGCATGATACAGGTGCTACATGGATTGACGGCAAGAAAATATATTCCATCACGCTAAAATGGGAAAATCAGGCATTGAACAATACTTTAAGTTTTGCACATGGCATTTCAGATATTGATGTTATTGTTGACTTTAATGCTATGTATTGTGATGGTGATTCATACATTCATTTCCCAATCACTGGTGCTTCCAGTGACAAAAACGTAGGATTAAGAATCAGCAAAACAAAAATTGCAATTACGGGCACTGATACGTATTCTGCACAACCTGGACGTAATCTATATGTAACAATTTATTACACCAAGAAAGTATGATTTATTGATGGGTCGGAAACGGCCCTTTTTTAATTGATTTGAAAGGAATGATCCAATGGAAAATAAAATATATATCGCATGCGAATATGAACAGGAATCAAATTTTTTCAAGGTCACTGCTATATCCAATATGAGCACATATGATATCAATCAGGAAGCGATCCTGGATGATACGACTTTTGATTTTTCCAAGATAGAAGGATATATCGGATATACACATACGGATGGCAATCTGCATGTGAAGTTTGACCAATCAACATATGATGCGTATCTGCAGGAACAGCAGGAGAAAGAAGCACTAAAAAAAGCCGAGGAAGAGAAGCAGAACACGATTGATAGACTGGCTGAAAGTGCGTCAAAGATCAATGAAGCACTTGACGCTATCAAAGAAGCATTGCCGGATGAAACGGCGTCCAAACATATCACGCTTTTCGATACATGGAAGACCGGAACAAAATATACAGCCAATGAGCGTATCGTATACGACGGCAAGCTTTACAAGGTACTGCAGGCACATACATCACAGGATGACTGGACACCGGATAAAGTTTCTTCATTGTTTGCAGAGATATTGACAAGTACGGTCTCCGAAGATGGTATCGTCAATACGGAAGATATCAAGGAATGGACACAGCCGGATAGCACCAATCCTTATAAACAGGGGGACAAGGTGAAATTCAATGACAAGACTTATGAATCTCTTATTGATAACAATGTCTGGTCTCCAGAAGCATATCCGGCAGGATGGAAAGAGGTATAAATTATGAATCAATTACAATCAAAAAAATGGTGGGATGCGGCACTGATTCGTGCCGTAAAGACAGTATGCCAAACAGCAGTAGGTACGATTGGAGCATCCACTATGATCGAGTCGGTCGATTGGAAAGTGGTGCTATCCGCAAGCCTTTTGGCAGGATTGGTATCACTGCTTACAAGTCTTGGTGGCTTGCCTGAGGTGGAAGATGCCGAACGGAATTGACATCTTAACCAATTTTCACTTTGTTAATGAAGCATGGGTCCTTGTGACCCCTATTTTATTAATGACTGTGGATATCGTGACCGGAACAGTCTATGCCTGGTCATCCAAGACCTTTCAGTCAAAACGGATGAGATTAGGGCTGTCCAAGAAAGTCGGAGAAATCTCAATCCTAGTCATCGGCGAGGTTCTATCTTTCTCACTAGGATTGCCACGGTATATCATGTCTGGTATCTCCGCCTATATCATCCTCATGGAACTGATGAGCGTGATGGAGAATGCGGATAAGATGGGGGCACCGATTCCCAAATCTATCAAAAAGGTCATCAATAATGTCAATGATGAAGTGAATCATGAGTTAACGAATGAAGAAATCGAAGAAATATTGAAAAGAATGAAGGAGGAATGAAATATGGCAGAAAAGAAAGATATCAAATTTGAAGATTTAGGCAACGAAGCAAAAGAAGAACTTTCAAACAATAAAGAAGCAGAAAAGAAAGAAGGTAAGTAGTATGCATAGCAGTCTAACTAACAAGATCATCCTATCCCCAAATCACAGCGGTCAACGTGTCTGCAAGGTAAGCAAGGTTACGATCCATCATATGGCAGGAAACTTATCCATCGAGCAATGCGGAGCGGTCTTCCAGAATACAGCAAGACAAGCATCTAGCAACTACGGCATTGGGTCCGATGGCCGTATTGGATGCTACGTAGATGAGAACTGCCGAGCATGGACAAGCTCAAGCAACTGGAACGATCAGAGAGCAATCACTATCGAAGTAGCAGACAACAACTTATCTACCTGGAGCATCTCAGACGCGGCGTATACGAAGCTAATTGAGCTATGCGCCGATATCTGCCGACGCTATGGAATCACGCCAAGCTATGATGGTACGCCTAACGCTACTTTTACGGAGCATCGTATGTTTGCCGCTACTTCCTGCCCTGGCCCATGGATCCATGCCCGTATGCCGCAAATTGTTAAAGACGCCAAAGCCATGATGGCCGGATCTAAGCCAACTACCAACCAAGTACAAGGCAACTTGCCTGATCAGATCTTGACTGTAGGAAGTAAGGTCCGCTCTATCGGTATGTTGGTAGAAAAGGTCGATGTGGCCAATCAGATGATCTACAACTCCGTCGCCGGCGGTTGGATCCCGTCAAAAGATGTTGATGAAGTGGACGCTCGTGATGGGAAGAAGGACCAAATCCTTAATGTTGGATCGGGCTTCGCTTTTCCACATGAAATGACTGTAGGCAAAGTTGATGTACCTAGTGACTCAGTATACATCAATGAGCTCGGTTACTGGTTAAAAGCTAGATGCCTGAATGAGACCAAGGAAGGTCAATAGATGGCACTCCACTACCGGAAGAAGCCCATCGTAATTGAGGCGATGCAGCTCAATATGCACAATCGTGATCGAGTGATCGACTTCGCATAAGGGCACATCACACTATCATGGCGCGATGGATACCTGGAAGGCGCGTATGTGCAGACCTTGGAAGGATGCATGTATGCAACCTATGGCGACTATATCATCCGTGGCGTAGATGGCGAGTACTATCCGTGCAAACCATCGATTTTTGAGAAGACATACGAGCTTGCAGAGGAGTTTTTTTAAAAGAAAGGAGATGATGATACATGGATGAAAAAGCTATAAGAATTGTTTATAACTATATTGACGAACATTTGGATGCAAAAAACACAAAAAAATATGAGGTATTTGTTGTATGGAAGGTTAAAGCATTACAAAACTGGAAGTGGTTGATTTCATCAACGCTTTCCGATGGGATGTATTATGAAGTGACTTATAATGGTGATAAAAAAGAATTTTACTTGGATGCATATAAAAAAGTTGAAAATGTATGTATTAAATAAAGTTAATTTAGGTATTGTTTTTGACCGTTTCTAAAAACGGCATTGTTGAATTACAACTATTTTCTATCGAGTAAAAAGGGATGGCCTTAGCGCTCATCCCGATTTTTTTGTGCTCGATCAATCGTTTCTTGCATGGCTTTTCGAAATACTTCTGATTGTGAGATTCCAATCTCTTTACAAGCTTGTTTGAATTCATCAACAAAATCTTTTTTATATCGTGCGGCTACACTTCCCATATTTTCTTTTTTCCAGTCACGTATGTATTTTTTTTGGTCAAAGTGATTATTCATAAGGGCCTCTATCTAATTAACGTGTAAATTAATACAATCAATAATACGATTACAGTTATGTCCAATACGCGGACTCAATAAGAAACTTTAATGTACTTTATATAAAGGGCTTTATTGTGTCGGTTTCGTCTTTTTTACTATAGTTTTTAATAAGAATTGCCCAAAAAGTTGCCCGTTCCTGTGATATGATTTTGGTGCCGATACAAATTAGTAATATAAAATTAAATTGAATCGATTAGTTTGAAAAGATATAATATGCATGAAGAACAAAAAGATTACATCTTTTCCAGAGTGATAGTAATAAAACTATCACTCCATTTTTTTATTGTTTTAATGTCTGGACTGAATATAATGAATTTCAGTTGATTTTTTGTTTTACTCGAAACTAGTCGAAATTACTCGAAACTATTTATTGTCAAAATTAAATGTATAGTATTGAGTTGGGTCGTTCTTGCTAGTTCCATGCCACACAAAGATTCCTTCTTTTTCTAGCTCTTTTAACAATCTCCTGCTATACACGGTTGACTTGCCAATTTATCAAATAGCAAATTAAAAGCAAGTTAATTTCAGATTAAAAAAGCGATACATATAGCATTTTTTTAAAACGTGTGATAAATTTTTATGATTTAACAAGTTACAGGTAA